CCGGTATTGACGAAGGTGTAAACCCTTCAAATTTCGAAACGTCAGTCCTGGAGACAATGCTGACGACTCCCGCTAGTGCACAAACGGGAGGACCATCGGAACCCACCCCTCCCTCTCAGGGGGTGGCGGATCAAGTGATGATCGATCCTGGGGCAATCTACCCGCTCTCTCTTCCCGAGATGGGCGTGAAAATTGACCTTAGGCCATTCGGCTCCCGAAACTGTACTGAATTCATCGACAGATTGTCGTCAGTTTTTAGTCTTTTCGGTGCGAGCAAGCTCATTCTGATATCTGTGGCCTCTACGGTTCGTAGGCTATGTGATCACCAGAGTGAGACAGTCTTCGCCAGCAAAGCGAAGAAATTTTTGGAGTCCTTCAGTGCAAGACTCCTGGGAACGGCACACGATGAGATCGTGCTGAACCCGACGCTCAAGCGTTGGCTGCGGCCCCGACTGTTCAAGCCGGGTGTTCCAAACGCTTGGGCTATGGAATTCGCGGAATCTTTGTTCGCAGCAAAGGTTCTCACGGGGCATGCACGGCCCCGTGGAGAGCTTGAAGCGATGTGGGCCCACCAAGCCCGCGTCCAAGCGTCTCGCCCGGACGATAGTGCCAATGAAGAGGTCTTTGAGGCCCTTCTACCCGTCCTGGATCGGATGCAGCAGGGTCTGCAGCGCCGATTTGAGCGTCCCTTCATCCTCGAGACCCCCGCGGCAGCAACGGGTAAGCTTGAGAGTTCACGGGCGTTTCAGGGCGGTCTCGGGTTTCTCATCCGGTCCTTCGAGGGCTGTTGGGAGACTGACCCGAAACTGATTCCCATGGCTTGGGATGAACGTCTCGCCGAGGGCCCGTTGCGGCTGCCGCTTCGGCAGGTCGACCAAGACGGCCAGCCTCGGTTCGACCACAGCGGTCACTGCTGGGAGGAGCTCACGACCTGTCTTGAGGAGGAGGCTAGTGTCGAGTGGGTTTCTGGTTCGGTCGGCCCTGACGGTTATCCTGACCTCTCCGCCAGCTGCCGCTACCCGGATACCCAGCGGGAGTGGACTGATCACGTCCTCAGAACGTCCCAGCGGGCTCTCGCTGAGGGCCGGACTGGTGTGGTCGACGCCTCGGCAGTCGCGGAGGCCGGCAGTAAGGTGCGCATCGTCACTAAGGGCGAGGCGTCCTGTGCCGTCATCGCCAGGGTCTGGCAGCGGGAGGTCTTTGCCGAAATGCGCACGCTCGGTTGTTTCCCGAGTCTGGGAGGGCGCATAGATGGTTCTATGGTCGACGGATTGTTGGGGCGCCTCCGACCCGGAGAACGTGTCAGGTCCAGCGACTTCCGGAATGCCTCCGATCTTCTCAACCACAGCCTGACCGATCGCATCCTGGGTAGACTCACAGTTGGTTTTGTCGCACCCAATGTCATCTTCGATGACAACGGTCCCAAGAAAATCAGGTATGGTCGGCTCCCCCGTCGATGGGAAGACGGAATGCAATTCCCGTTCTATCCGGCTGACTGTGGAGGTGGTCTGGTGTTGGCGGGTAACCGTGACTCTCACATGATTGTCATGACTCCCTCTGGTCCGCACCCTGTCGCCAGTGCCTCTCTCACGGCATTCAAGGATTGCGGTCAGCTGATGGGTCAGACCACTTCGTTCCCTCTTTTGTGCCTTGTCAACTTGGGGGTTTGCTTGGCCGCTTGGCGTCGCTTTGGGTTGGCTTCGGACATCGCTATCCAGCGAGTCTTCATCAATGGTGATGATCGCCTGGCGGTGACTTCCGATCCGGTCGAGGCCGCTTTCTGGGAGATGTCAACGGCGGTGGGTCTGCATCGCTCACCCGGGAAGTCCCACGAACATACCCATTTTGCCGTGATCAATGCCCAGAGGTATCGTCCCCACAATGGCACGTGGCGAAGGCTCTCCGTTCTCAGGTCTGGACTCCTATTCGGGATCAAGAAGCTCAAAGGCGACGTGTTTCGACCCGAACTGGTGGTTGGGGCCTTCTTTGAGATGGTACCGCCCCAGATCGGATCCCGTGCGGTTGCGATGTTTTTGGAACAGCACAACAAGGAGTTGCTCACCAACTGCCAAGGCCGCGATCTGTTCATGCCGGTGTGCTTGGGTGGGTACGGACACGACCGGCCGATCTACTGGGATTCTGGGACCAAGGGCTCCTCTTGGAAGGTCAGCCCGTATGCCAGGAGCCTTGCCTCCCGGCTGGAAGCCACTCAGCCCTATCGGCAGCTCGAGTTCGGCCCGGCGCTTTCTCATGCGCCCGTTTTGACCCCGAATTCGTCCCCATGGGATCAGGTGACTGATGTCTGGGACGTTGGGGATCTCGCGCATGAAGTCCGGTCGTTCGAGCAGCGCATCGGATTCTTTTCGGTGATCAGGCACGCTGGCAGGGCCATGTTGAAATGGCCCTGCCGGTGCGGGCACTGGCGATCGTCCGGCCAGAAATGTGAGGTGTGCGGCTTTTCGCGGACCATCTGTCCTCAGGCGCAGCTGCGATTGACTAGGCTTTCACGGCCTTGCGACTGCTCGCGCGACCCTTGGACCTCGGCGCCCTGGTGTGATCACCCACTGATGACGCGTGATGTACGCTTCAGCTATTGCCCGTGCCATGGCATGGGTCCCGAGCTGCGACGGATTCCCGTGGATATCATGAGCCAGGAGCGGGCTCAGTCTGTGGTATCTGGGCTTCAGACACTCCATCGCCATCATGTGGGGTCTGCAGTCCGGTCCTGGCCACTTTATCATCCGGGAGAGACTTCTCTCTCTGTGATGCAAGACGAACCCCGGAGACTGATCGGGGGACGCGTGCTGCAGGGGTGGGCCCAGTGTGGGCTCATTCCGCTGCCGCTTTGAGCGGCGGCAAATGGGGGCCCAATTGAGGGTGCTCAATAGGGTGTGTTTCACCCCCCATTCAGAAGAGCTGAAGAGCCTTGTACTATGAAGGTGTCCTGACCCGGAATGCTCCCAAAACGCTTACCCATAGGATGATCGTGGATCATTCGGAATTGCGTACTAAGCCGTTCCCGGTGGAACGTCTAACGACTGCACGGGAGAACCCAACTGGGTGGGCA